CCTGAAAAGTATAGAAGAGAATACAACACTAATAAAAGTCTCCAACCGCTAAAAGCCGTGAAATGTGAGACAAGCCCAAGATTTTCTTTAACAGAAAATGGATAGGGTGCATTTACATTACCAAAAAGGGATTTGAGATTTTATTTTTATAGAAAGTTTGTCTCATTTTTCTTTCCGGTCGGTGTAATTGACAGTTCTTTAGAAAAATACGAAAAATTACAAAACGATAGCAGTAAAGTAAATAGTAATAGTAGTACATTAAATAATGTAAAAAATGGAGCAAAACTTGGCGCGAAGTTTGCATATAATATCACGGCTAGAGAAGTTCTAAACGGCAGAATACCAATAGTAGATACTATTCATAGACTAGTTTATAGGAAATTATGGAATCGACAGAATTCAAATGGTACGGAAGTATTCCCAAAAAGCGAAGGATATTATAGCTTAAAACTAAACCCAAAATCAAAAGTAGGTGGTAAAAAAAATAATAAAACGAAAAAAAATAAAATGAATTGAATTATATCCAAAAATTGATTTCATGTAGTTATTTTTTATACATTATATAAAATTATATATAATATATAGTATAATTATAATGGTTTCGCAAAATAAATCAAATGAAACACGGGATGGTGTATTAAGAAATATAGCAATTTCCTGGTGTTTGCATTCTATGAAAGAGGTATTGGGAATGGAAGAAATACGTAATATCATTATTCGTCATTTTATTCCAAAATTAAAATATATAGATAAAATTAGAACATTTGATGCATTTCAACAATACGATAACCCGCCATTTGATGATAAAAAAAAGGAAATTATAGAACATTGTAAAAAAATAATAAAATGGAAAAGTCTTGGTATATTTACTGCAACCAATATTCAAATCAATGCAGATGATCATGAAACCCATTATCAATGTTTCATTGTTGATAATAAAAATAAGAAGGTATATTCGATTGATCCTGCCATGGATCATACAACTGAAAGTGGTTATGGAATATATGATCCAACTGTATCATATGAAGTTATACAGCCATTCTTTGAAAAAAAAGGTTATACATTTCAATATATTAGGTTAACCAATCCTGCGCAAATAAATGAAGAAGATGTATTTTGTCAATCATGGTCGTTGTATATTCTTATAAATGTATTGCTTCAAAATAAATATACAATTGATATTCCAAAACAGCAAATTGATAAATATGTAATTTTATTGGAGTTTTATAAGGAAATTCTTGATCTATCTGATGTATCAACGGAATTAGACCATGTATACAAATACAATATAAACGAAAATACCAATTTTATTGAAAAAAATGCAAAAAAAGAAATGAAAAAATATGGTTTAACTATAAATGATTTATTAAATATAGAACCAAGTAAATTAATAAAAAGTATGTCTGTGGTCGAAATGTCTGATTAATCTTTTATTTGGGTTTGATATTCAAACAAATAAATTGATTTCATCAATATAGCCATTTCTTTCATTACATTTTTTATTTCATGAATATCCCTTTTTAATTCTATAATTTCTTTTTTAATCTCAACTACCGTATAATCGATATTTTTATCTGATTCGTATTTTTTTACCAAATTAGTACTGCTAGTATCGTTAATAATAATGATCGTATCGTTATTTGATTGTTGTTCCATTTAACTTATATTCTGTTTTTATTATAGATAGCTATAATAAAAATATTAACAATTCAATTTTTAGATAAGATTCATCATATAACAACCTTGATATACTTCAATTCCTGTATGGGTAAGGTTAATTGATACATCAATCCATACATCTCCACCCATTTTTTGCCATCTATGACAAAACAACCAATCTTCTGAATAATAATGATCATTCTCAACCCCACAATCAAATAGTGCATATGCATATTCATTTTCAGGCGGATTTAAAAATGAAACATCATCCGTGTATTTAGTAGATGGAAACGCCTGCATCATTTTCTCAAGTACATTTCGTTGAATCATCATAAATCCAGTTGGTGCATGTTTAACTTTTGTTAAATTATTCTCAATTTCTAAATAATTATTCAGATAATTAACATTGTACTTTAATAAATTAAATTGAACTGTATGCTCATCATCAACAAAGTTTTTTAATTGAGAATTATTTTTTTTAGTAATCCATGATTGTATTACATTGGAATTATATGGATTTAATGGGTCTTTAATTAACTTTTGCCAATCGTAGTGTTTTAATGGATAGATTCCGGCTACTATTGGTTTATTCGCAATTAATAATTTTAATATTGAATGAGGATCCCACCCAATATCGTTATCAATAAACATTACGTGCGTAGTATCTTTCGAATATAATGCTTTTGCAATTAAATTGTTTCTTGCTCTTGATACTAAACTATCATTTTTACAAAATTGTACATTAACTTTAATGCCATACGTATTTCGAAGTAAATTAAGTGTATCTAATAATGATGTAGTATAATCTACATAACACAAACTACCAAAACAAGGCGTTAATATGACTAAGTTTGGATTGTATGTTTTAACGTAATCTCTTACAGACTCTTCAAATATTCTAATATTGTCGTTCAATTCTGTTTGGACGTTTTCTGGTTTAGATTCAAACAACGGCTGTTCTTCAAATAACTGGTAGTTAACGTTTTCTGACATTTTATATAATTTATAATAGCACGATAGGTTTATATTAATTTTTATAAATTAAATTTATATAAACTGTTTGTTTTGTATTTTTATATTTTTATATTTTTGTATTTTTGTATGTTTGTGGTTTTGTATTTTTTGATATTTAAGCAGATGCAACAACTGCCTTAATAAAGTGGTGCTTCATGTACTTTTGAAGGTTGAAGTAAGTAAGTTCATCGGTACTTTGTAAGTTAAGTAGTTTACTTAGACTAGCATCGGCGATGATGATACGGCCATTACTCTTATCTTGAAGACCCTTGGCGCGAATGTAAGCGTTGATTTCTTTACTGACTTCAGTTCTAGCCATCTCGGTACCAGTAGCCTTGCCTAGAAACTTGGCAAGCTCATCACTGATAAGGGTTGGCTTAATAAAACCTGATGGTTGACGGTTGCCTGAGGTCTTTCTCTTCTTGGCAGAAGCCTTTTGTGAGTTCTTTAATTCACGGGCAACAGCCTTCTCAAGAGTCTTGTAGTCGGCCTTCATTGAAGATAAAAATCCAGCGGCTTGTTGAAGCTTAGCACCGAACTCAGCTAACTTAGCATATGCGGTTGTTTCAGAAGACTCAGCAACAGGTTCAACTGCGACTTTAACATTCTCGACAACTGGTTCAGGAGCAGCGGCGACTTCCTTAACTTTCTTAACACGTTGTTTTGGGGTCTTCTCGGCGACAGGTTGTTCAACAGGAGTTGCAGTAGGAGCTGGGGTAGCAGATTGCTTATCGGACTTGGATGTTCTTACCATCTTATATACAGTATTATAACCTTATTTTTTAAGTAGTTTAACGCATTTATATATTTATTCAATTTTTATTGCTGGATAAATCAAGTTATTCCTAAATATGTTATAGTATTTTTTATAAACGCGAGTTTTAACTTTACTAAAATTTACTAAAAATCTATAATTGATTCATATAACCATGGTAAAGTAGTTCTTGCTGGTATAGATACTAATGTTAATGCGGTTAAAACGTGAAGTACGCCTAATTTTCTATATTCAACGTCAGTTCCAGTATAAATAATATTTTCCATAATCGTTAATGCATGCTTTTGTATTTCTTCGCGAGAGCAATTTCTTCCATTATTCATATAAATATTCCTTATTGCGTAAACACTCTCTAAACCGTCGTTAAAAGGATTAAAATAAGGACAAATGTGATTGCGTACATTTATTGACATATTTGATCTATAATTCCATATTTCGTATAAGTCTAATATTAGTTTTAAATAGTGGTTTTTTTCTAAATTGCTAAACCATGCGCTTTGTGTGTAATTACCTAACAAATCAATTTCTATAAATAGTTCGTTTATTCGAGTAGTAATATCTTTGGTTCTTATATTATGAATTTTTAATAACATATTTTGTCGATTACTTAACGATTGATTGTCGGTTATAAAAGAATTATCTATGTTATTTCCGATATGTTCGCTGCTTGATTTTTTATAAATTATCTTGGTAAGTTTGTCTAAATATTTAATGGTTTTGACTATAGAAAAGTCTACCTTATTTCGGTTGTATGGATTCACAATAGTTCCTTGTTTCCTTAACATTGTAATTAAAGAATTTAATTCAAAACCATAGATAAAACCACTTGCATCCATATAGCTAAAAAAGTTTGAATGGTGAATTTCGGATAAAGGTTCTAATGTATAAAAATCACTTTCGTTGATACACAATCTTCGGTTCCTTAAAGCGGGTCCTCGAGAACGTAATAATTTATTTGATAAATATTTCCTAAACAATGATTGTATCTTGATTGCACTATTCAGTGTTATAAAATATTGTTCTATCCGAGTGATTAACTCCTGTTTTTTACCAGATACACGTAATTTATGTATTTTTGCAATTTTCTTTAATTTGTCCAATTTGTATTTTGTAATTGAATTTTTATCTTTAAAATAATCATTATATGATACCCATTTGTCATCTATTTTGTTGGTATCATCGGTGTCAGAATTGTTATAATGGTTTAACATTTTTGAAAAAACTTGCATGTTTATAATATTTATATATAATACTATAATTTATAATGTATTTATATATATTTATAATGATCAAGATAACTGCATAACACTGTGTTTATTTAATAGTTCACATATAATTGATTCCGATTTGTATTATAAGTGTATACTAGAATACAGTATCTGCATTTGTCTTGAGAAAAATATTACAAAAATAAGTTAACACCATTTTCGGTGTTATTTTAAATAACTAATGTAAAAAATTGATTTAAAGATTTTACTATAATGTATACAATATTATAACAAGCGTATATTATACAATGTCATCTTTTGCTCAAACCAAACCAGTTGTTCTTTCAGTTGCAGAATGGAGTCCATCAGCCAATAAGTATATGGTTCCAAAGATTAATGATAGAGGCGGAAAATCGATTAATTTGATTAGTAAACAAACAAACAGATCTCTTCATATTTCAACTCCACTTTTAATGACTTGGGGTATTTCAGATTACATTGATGAAAAGGGTGAATCGGACGGCAAGTACAGTATTTCACTTACATTTCCAAATTCTGAATATGAAAATGCAGCTACAAAGGAGTTTTTACAAAAATTAAAGGAGTTTGAAAATCAAATTTTAGATGATGCTGTGAAGAACTCTGAATTATGGTGGGGTGAAGAAATGTCTAAGGAATTATGTAAACATACATTCTTCCCATTCTTAAAATATAGTAAAAATAAAGATACAAAAAAAATCGATACAAGTAAGCCACCATCTATTCGTGCAAAAGTACCATATTACAGTGAGAAATGGGCAGTTGAGTTATATGATACTCAATCAAATCTAATCTTCCCTTGCGATGACCCAACTAGAATTCCTCCAGACTTTGTACCAAAGATGAGTAATATCGCATGTGTATTACAGTGCGGTGGTATCTGGATTGGTGGAAAAGGATGGGGTTTAACTTGGAAGATGGTCCAAGGTGTTGTTAAACCAAGAGAGGTTGTAAGTGTTTACGGTAAGTGTCATATTCAATTATCAAGTGAAGATATTAATGTATTGGAAAAACAAGTCATCCCTAAGGCAGAAGACGAAGAAGTAGAAGAAGAAACACAGGAGCAACAAACTGTTGTAGAGGACAGTGATGAAGAAGAAGAGGCTGAACCGGTTGTTGAAAAGGCACCTGAGCCAGTTGTAGCTGCACCTGCACCAGTTAAGAAAGTTGTAAAAAAAGCAGTATCATCACCAGTTGTTGAAGCTCCTGTAGAAAAGGTAGAAGAAGCACCAAAGAAGAAGATTATTAAGAAAAAGGTATAAAGTACTTAAAATATAATCCAAAATATATAATAACCAAATAAAAACTAAAATGCAAAAAAAATCAATAAAAATATACTAACTTATGTTAGTATATTTTTTCATGTAAAACTATATATACATATTACATATATTATTTATAATATGTTAAAAATAACGCATAATTATGGTTTTTTTTCATGTTGCTCAGTAAGGCTATATAGTATAATAGATTATTTTAATAAAGAAAAGAAATTGCCAATCCAAGTAGATTGCTCAGAACAATTTCAGATTTATAACAACAAATTAGATTCAGATATAGTATTTGATTTTTTTGAAAATTATGATGATAGATTAATTGAAATAAAATATGACAAATATTTTTATATAGATATGAATTGTTTTCAATTTGATAATTATAAAGATGTAGATTATACTAAGATTACTCCATTTATACAAAAATATTTTTCTCCTTCTAGTGAAATAATCGAATTATATAACTATTTTATTGCGAAATATAACATTAATGTAAATAATTGTATATCATTATATTACAGAGGAACAGATAAATGTCATGAAATTAAATTGGGAAGTTTTGAAGAATATTCTGATAAATTGGATGAAATTGCGAATCTCAACCCAAACATGCAAATACTAATTCAAACCGATTCATCGCAATTTTTGGATTATATGAAAAATAGAAAAAAAAATAATGTAATAGTTATAAATGAAATATCAACGTCGTATACGAAAAATGGTGTTCATTATGAAAATACATATTCGAAAAATTATCAAGAAATGAAATATTTAATGGCATCTTTTTTGATTATTTCAAGATGTAAACATATAATATGCAATAGCAGTAATTGTTCTATATGGATAATGTTTTATAGAGGTAATTCTATCAATGTACATCAATATAGAAATGACCATTTTCTGTAAACTTACATATGCAAACTAATTTGCAAAATAATATCTGCTTTTTGTATTACATCAAAAATATTATCTAATTGTTTGGGTATGCCCATTCTTCGCAGTAATATAGTCTGGTGTTTTTTTATATTTAAATTTTCTGTATACAGTGCAAATTTTATTCCTCCGATTTCTATATCTATTTTTTCCTTTTCCCATATATCGCACATATTAAACGTTAAATCTACATATATATTGTTATCTTTATCAATACTTATATTATCCGGTAATATTGGAATCGATTTAACATATAGATCTGATCCTGAGATGTCGTATATCAATTCTTGGTGCCATAATGGTATTAAATATAAATTATTTTCAATATATAATTTGTATAATGAATGATTGAATAAATCTTCTAACATCGGGTTCAAAATTATACATTCATCTTTTTCCGTTTTTTTCTTAACTATATCGTTTATCTGGTTTAAAAATTGTTCGGAAATGTAAAAAATTTCGCGATTTTTTAACAAGAGTTCGTAGATTTTTAATAATAGCTTTTTATCGATTTTTTCTAAAAATACAACTGCTTTATTTTCACACATCTGTGTAATTTTTGTAATAATTGTATTAAATATGCGATATTGAAAATCATTTTGCAATCCTCCTTCGGATAGGCCTTTTAAAAACTCAGCCAATAAATCTTTGTATGATTTAATGTCATTAAATGACTTATGGTCGTTTTTTTCGTTTAATAGAAAATCATACGCTTCGTGTATTTTTTGAAATTTGGCAGAAGCATCCGGTGATTTATTTTTATCTGGGTGATACAATAACGCCTTCACTCTATATTTTTTTTTTATGATATCATCGGTAATATTCGAAGTATTCTCGTCTATTTCTAATAATTCACAAGCATCTTTATAATTCATAATTATGTACCTTAGTTATAAAATAAAACATAATACTTTCTAAATGATAAATTGGTCTATAATTATTATTGTAATATTTTAAAAATGTATATGTTTTTTCTAATATATCAGATGTATTTTTTTCAGATAAATTGTTGTTTTGTATAAAGTGATATAGAATATACCATATACATTCTGCGACATCTAAATTGTAGATCAGTATGTCATAAATACTATCGCGAAACGTAGTAAAACACAAATTTTTATGATTGGTAATCTCTTGTATCAAATTATCACATATAATATTAAAAACATCTTTTGGTAAATCCTGCCCGGGTTTTATTATATTAAATGATTTTAATTCTTTTCCATTTAAAATTCCGGTTGTGTCAATTCGTTCCATTGTTTTTTTCAGATTGTTTTTAAAAAATATACTGTTTGTATTTGATACATTTGTAATACGCGAAATGAATTTCTGATTTAATGGTTCATTCTCATTATTCGATATACTATCACATTGGGTGATTGATTGTTTCGTATTCATTGCGATAGCTTCATATTGTTCTTTTGTAGGACGCTTAACATTCAGGACTTTACATGATTTTATTATATTATTCGGTATAAAGCTTACATGTTCTGTAATGATTAAAAAGTGTATTTGTATAGGAGAATATGTATGCGAATATTGCTGTAAATAACTATAAAATATTTCTAATAATTCTGAATGTATCATATGAAAATTTTTACAGACAATAAATCCAATTTTTTCATGCTTCACTGAAATAATTTCTACTATTTGTAGAAAAATTTCATGCCATAATATTTTTGAGTTGCAGCCTAACATAGACATGTCTATTTCATAATGGATATCACTAATATGATATGTATAGGTTTGTTTTTCAGTCTGTATTGTTATTTTTTTATCATATTTTAAATCAGTTGAACTATATTTTTTTAAAAGAGCAAGAGTTTGAGTATATTTACCAACTCCAGGTGGTCCATATATTATCATGTTTCCCATTTGAGATATGGTTTTCGGCATGTGTTCATTAACTATAATTAATTCAGGATGTAAATTATATGATTTGTGTGATTCCAGATATTCTTCATAATGTGATTCGTAAAATTTCATGATTATTATGTTATGTAATTTTTATACTGTATTACATAATAACGAGTTATATTTAGATTTATTTCTAACGCAAATAAATTAGTCGTCTGCAAATAATTGTTCTGTTCTCAGTTGGAATAATTGACTTGAATGTGATAACATTACCCAAGAAATTATAAATATGATAACATACAATGCAAATATATAGAATTGAAGATTTTTATTATCTATTGTGATATCTATATTACTATTCAACACATTTTCAAATACAGTGGATACTTTAATATTATTTAACCCGATTGTACCAAGTATAAATATAATAAGAAATACAAAATTAGATATAAATAATCCTTTATAATCATCTAACAGTTTTCTAGGCTTACGTACAAATGGAATGTCTCCAAACGTAATATTTTTTTTGGTTTTTTTTATATAAGATACGGTTAATACAATTAATAATAATGATACAATTGATAATGAGATAGGTAATACTGTGAATATCCATAACGGCAATGGGTTTCTACTTATATATGTTCCAAAATCAAAAAAATATTTGAATGTAGTACTACCGGTTAGACGAGAACTAAAGTTTAGAAAATCAAATTTAACTAATCCATCTTTTTTATCCAAATTGTATAAATCACTTATTAATTTGAATCCTGCAAAAATAGTTAAAATCAATAAAAATATTATTATTAATCCTTCTGTTTTCTTGTCGAATAAATAAACAAAAAAGGTTATATACAATACAATAAACACTATTTCTAAAATATATGGAACACCACAATCCATTTTATTTATATATTATGGTATTATGTTATTTTTTGTTTTTTCTAATTTTCTATTTTTTACTTATTGATCGCATCATTTGCATTTTACCGGGAGTAGAGTATGCAAAATTATTCATATCAGCGGCTGCATTATTACGGGACGATGTTATATAATTATCAATGTCGTCTTCGTCTTTATCTTCGGAATTCGATTCTTCATTTTGATCCATAGTTTCTTCTTCAATAGATGTTGGAATATCGATCAATTCCCTCCAATCAGTATTTATATCAGGAAATCTACGTAAATTCACTGAACGCCTAAATACATTGTCTTTAATTGGAGCATCAAATAGTGGCATTGTATCATCATTATCATTCTCATGATTATCATATCCAGGTGTATATGCATATTGACTACCTTGTGATACTTGACGTGCACCACAAAACATTTGCGAATCACGACTACCCAATGTTTTATATGCTACAATAATATCTTCGCATAGCATTGTCATAAAACTATCATTTAATAATTTATGTTCTCTCATATATTTTCTCATATTCTTGAAAAATTTGGATAATAATTTTATTATTGTTCTGGCTTCAGTAGTATATCGATCATTTTTATAATTTTTACATATTGATAAAATTTCTAATGTTTTTTGGCGATATATGTATTTTGATAAATCGGAATAGTAAGTTTCATTTGTATTATAATCTTCTAAATCAGGTATAGCCTCAACGCTAGATAATAATTGTTTTCCATGTATATTATTTGGACCACTAACACAACCATTTATTTCAACCTCAGCATAATATGGTTCTTTTGTTCGAATGTGATAAATCTTAGTAGCTTCGCTATCAATTACATCTTCTTTTAATGTATCTACCCAGGTATCTGTTTTCCAATCGTAAAATTCGCCATCTTCTATTGATAATTCAACATCTTCAATTGCAGGACGAAGTATTCGTTGTAAGATCTCTCCATATACTAACCCCGAGTTTTCACCATTATCAATAAACCGATATTCTGATTTCTGATTTGAAGCAAAATCTTGCAACATTTTATAATTATGATCACTTCCTATACCGATCATTACATTTGCATAATCATAGCAAATAAAATCCATTAATAGTGAATTAATTGAAATTCCAGTAGTAGTATAACCGTCTGTTAAGAATATATGATGTGGTTTAATTAATGGGTTTTCCGTTATCTTTTGCGAGATTACATCCTTTGCGTTTTCTAATGCGGCGCCTATATTGGTACTACCTCCAGATTTAATATTATTTATGGTATCAATCAACGAGATATAATTGTTTTTATCGACCTTAACATATTCAATGCATGTATCTACACGATCATCAAATATATCAATTTGAATATAGACATTCGCATTGTCTAATGTAGCAATATATTCGATTATATTAACTAATGTTTTCTTAACATGATGCATTTTTGTATTATTATCTTTACATACTTCGTCCATTGACCCTGATCTGTCAACCGAGAATTCTAAAAATATTGGGGTTTTCGATACTTCCGTTTCCTTCATTTCCAGTTTTAAAATACCAAAATTGTAGGTTTCGTCTGCGTTTTTATCATTTTGATTAATTTTAAATAGTTCATTAAATTCATTGTAATTGATTACTGGATCTGTATGAATTTCGAGCTGACAGTTTTTGATATTGGTATTTTCGTTAATTGAAGCCATTTTCTTATTAGATGTTGCGGTAGTTGCTTGTGTTAATTAAAGATTACTTTAGTGTTTTAGTTGTAAATTAGTTAGCAAGTTAATATTTCGATATGTGTAATTTTATTATATAAAATACAATAAAATGATTTCAATTTTTTACAACTTAAATGTATTTACATACTATATTTTATTGTACAAATGTTTTCAAATACACAATATTCAGGAAAACATCTCATTGTTGATATTAAAAATATAAAAAATGAGAACATAATTAATGATATCGACCAACTAAAAACAGTTATGGATTCTATTTGTGAAAAATATGATTTCAATATACTACAAAAAATAGAACATACATTTGATCCACAGGGTATTAGTATTATATATTTGTTATCAGAATCTCATATGACAATTCATACTTTTCCAGAAAAAAAATACATAGCATTTGATTTATATACTTGTAGGGAATACCCAAACAATCATGTATATAAAGAAATACATAATTATATTGTTGAAGAATTTCAATGTGATTTGGAGAACCCGAAAATTATGGATCGTGAATTTTGATTATATTTCTATATTATACTTTTCTTTTAACCAATCTATTATTATATGCGGCTCACATTTTAAGAACCCCTCTTTGAATTTTTTTATATTTAAAAATTGAGGTTTAGCCATATTCGCGGTTTTATAAAAAGCATATGCTCCAAATTTGCCATTTCGAATACTCAAATTATCATTGAGAACTCGTACTATTTTTATATTCGGTGGTTTTCGTAAACTATTTCCATTTATAAAGTCAATTGCTTCATCTAAGGTAATATCCATCAAATCTCCATCCCAATCCTTTAAACTTTTTTTGATTTCTCCCCATTCTAAGTAATTACCATAACGTCCTATACGAATCATTATTTCGTTTTCTTGATATTTACCAAGAGAACGTTGTGTTGAATCGAGTAAATCATCTAACTTATAATTACCGTTTTTCAAACGTTCAAAATCGATATTCAGGTCCTTTTTTATAGGTTTATATTCAATTTCGCCGGTTTCATTTTTCGTTCTTATTGTAGCACCAAATTTTGCAAAAACTACTTCATGTTCTTCATCTAATTTATACGCTTCTTTTGATAATTTTGAAATGGGTTTTATAAGTGTCTTTATTGTAGTATTGCATTCGCTGCATATCATATTCCATTCTTCGTTTCCACTGGATATGATATCTAATTTATCTTCCATTTGTTTCGTATAGTCATATGAGAACATTGTATCAAAGTGTTTTGTAAGAAATTCGACAATAATTATACCGATCGGTTGTATTACCAGCTTATTCTTTTCATTACCTACTATTTTTTCCTTTTTTACTTCTTGTATCTTTTTACCAATCAATTTATATTCCAAACAGGAGAACTTTTCACCCTCGATATTCGTTTTTTTAACATATCCTCGTTCTTGTATTGTATCCACTAACATTGAAAATGTGGAAGGTCTTCCTATACCCATGTTCTCTAATTCTTTGATTAAACTAGATTCTGTATAATGTGAATGTTTGTTATAAAATGATACGATACTTTCAATTGAATTATATACGATCGGGGATTTTGATAGGAGAACTGTTTCAAAAAATAATAATAAACCCTTTCCTGTATTTTGTTCGGATATTGGATTCGCTGTTCCGAATTCTTTGTTTTTTTTCCATCCTAGGAATAACGGTATTTCAACTTTGTTTGTATACATAGCATCATCCGGTGCAGTTATATTAACGGTTATTACGTCGTTAACTGCATCTGCCATACAACTATTCACCGTATTCGACCAAATTAATTTATACAGTGATACTATTCTTTTATCGGTGTATGCTACATTCGATTGTTCTATATGGGTAGCTCGAATAGCTTCGTGGGGATTGCCTGCGTGGTTCTCCAATTTACTTAATGTACCAATGTATTTTTCATCAAATTTGTTTTGTATGTATTTTTTAGCTTCTGTTAGAAAATCCTTTGAATACTTGGTACTTTCTGTTCTCATATATGTTATATGCCCGTCTTGGTATAATATTTGACAATATCCCATTGTATCTTTTGGAGATAAATGTAATAGATTACTTGCTGTTTGAAGTAGATTGGACGTATTGAATGGATTTGGAGAATGGTTTATTGTTTCTTTTGGAGAACCTATCGCGATTTCATAATTAAAATCAATCGATTTTTGCATAAATTGGAGAACTTCTTCTTTTTTCGTAAAATCTTTGTTTAATTGGAATTCAATGTTTTTTGAAAAGAAATTTCCACTGATTTTATATTTATATTCGACTCCTTTCCCATTTTTACGTTCAATCTCATTATCGTATACTAATCTCAACGCAGGTGTTTGACATCTACCTGCAGATAAACTGTTCTCTTTATCGCTGTATAAATGTTTCCATAAAATAGGTGATATTTTGAATCCAACTAACATATCTAATACTTGTCGCGCGTGTTGTGCTTTAACCAGATTCATATCAACGGTTTTTGGCATTTTAATCGCATTTTGTATAGCTGTTTTTGTAATTTCATGAAATATAATTCTTTGGGTCGTATCTACCGGCAATTCGAATACATCGCATATATGCCATGCAATTGCCTCACCTTCACGATCATCATCTGTAGCTAATATAATTTGTGATTTGGAGAACTGGCCAATAATGGATTGCATTGTATGAACGTGTCCTCTTTTTTCAGGTAAAATGGAGAACTTAACAGAATAATCTTTTTTGGTATCAATTGATTTTAAACCCTCTATATTTCGAATATGACCTTTTGATGCAATGCATTTATAATCTGGACCTAAATAGCCTTCTATTTTAGCACATTTTGATGGGGATTCTACAATAACTAACCATTTTGCATTTTCTTTATTGAATTCGGTTTTCGTTTTTTTTGAAAAAGTTTTTTTGTACTTTGGTGGCATAGAGAGGATAATAATATATAAAGGGAACTGTTTATATATTATATTTTTTACTTATTTCTTGGATTTGCGTGATTTTCTAGATTTGCGCGATTTTTTGGATTTGTTTAATTTCTTGGATTGTTTTGACTTCTTTGATTTACGTGATTTACCGCCTTTAAATCCGCGTGTATATAATTCATTTTCCAATTTCACATAATAATCGATTGGTTTTGTTTCATCAAATGCTTCACCTTCTTCCATTATATCATCTGGTATACTAGTTGGATTTCTTCTTTTTAGTTGTTCTAGTCTCTTGAATGCAGCTAAGTTTTCAGTATTTTGTTTAGTATGTTGAAATTCCACTGGATTCATTGTACCCGCAGCAAGTTCTTGTTGTCTGCCAACTCTATCTGCGTATCTTTTGTTAAATACGTCATGTATTTGTTCGCCATAACCGTAGTCAGAAGCTGGAATATCGTAAGGCCCATATTTTAAAGGGGTTTTGAGTGTATTTTCTACCCTTTCCCATTCAGATATATCCGCGTTTATTGGAGTAGGATTTTTAAATGTGGAATCATATCTATATTCTGGTTTTAGAACATACCTATCTTCAGTACGACCATGTTCTCCTTTTATAAGATCGTAATATTTAAGGTCCATTATATATAATATAAATATATTTTTTCTAAATACAGTCATTATCTACCATTTTTTTTACTAAATCTTCAAATTTGATTTCAGGAATCCATCCTAAAATAGTTCTTGCTTTGGTTGAATCTCCAATTAATAACTCGACTTCAGCTGGACGAAAGTATTTGGCATCAATAAATACATATTCTTTACCACTATTTGTATCGTATCCAATTTCATTAACACCTTCACCTTTCCATCCTAAATGAATGCCTTTCAATTCAAACGCCTTTTCTATGAATTTACGCACACTATGCATTTCACCAGTGGATAATACGAAATCATCTGCGGAATCATGCTGTAATATGCGCCACATACCTTCGACATAATCTTTTGCATGACCCCAATCTCGCTGAGAATCTATATTACCCATAACCAAACGGTCTGTTTCTCCTTTTACACCTTTTCTCATTTAAAACGCCCATTTTATTATAGGTAAAAATATGAAAAAGCGTAAAATCAATAGTAGATATGTTTTTATAACTATATTATATATATAATGTCAGTTTCACTTAATAATATCATGATTTCAGAAAGGAGTAAAATGGCTGAATTAAACCATGGATTACTTAAAAAAATTAATTCATTTTTTGCACCTATTTCAGATGCAACAATTAGAAAATATTACAATACCGATGGAGAAACCATGTTTGAACCACTTCAAAAAGACTTAAATTACTTTAGGGTTAACCTACCTGATAATTTAGAAAGAATTCGTGAATTGAAGCAGAATAATGAACTAAATCCCGAACAAAAAAAAAAGTTAGATGACAGTGAAAAATTAGCAGAAGACAGTTTGGAAATGCTAGATAATACAGAAAATATTATTAAAGATATAATGGAAAAAAGGTTAAACACTGCAATTATGGGAAGACTAGAAAATCTTGCACGTGAAACAGTAAGGAAATATAATATTCCACCAGAAGATTATAGGGAGACCGCAGTTCTAAATGAATCATATGGTGGATTTCGCAAGAGGAAAAATAAAACAAAAAATAAGAAATATACAAAAAAGATAACATATAAAAGACCAAAAAAACGTGTATCCAAGAAAAATAAGACACGAAAAATCTAGAAGAATTATTTATGAGTTCTCATTTAAAATGGGCGTTTTAAATGAGAAAAGGTGTAATATTTTGCCTAAACCAATTGTAATTTTACGCGTTACAAAGTTATGACCTCTTCTCTCTGATTCATGATTGAATAGAATACCGTTTGATGCAAATAATCCATACGATTCTCGATAATTTTTCACTATCCAAAATGCATACAATTTCGCTACTCCATAGGGTGAACGTGGATAAAATGGCGTAGTTTCTTTTTGTGGAACTTCTTGAACTAAACCATATAATTCACTAGTTGATGCTTGGTAGAATCTAGCAATTTGTTCTAATTTGTTAATGCGAATTGCTTCTAAAATCTTTAATGTACCAAATGCATCTGTATCTGCAGTATATTCTGGCATCTCAAATGATACCTTTACATGCGATTGTGCAGCTAAGTTATAAATTTCTAATCTATACATATCAGGTTGTTCTGTTTTAATATTAGCGAGTATAGAAATTAAACATGTGCTGTCCGTCATATCACCGTATCTTAATTTTAATTTATTAAAAATATGGTCAATGCGAAATGTGTTTATAGAAGATGATCTACGTAATAAACCATATACAATATAGTCTTTTTCCAATAATAATTCAGCCAAATATGAACCATCTTGACCTGTTATACCCGTAATGAATGCGACTTTTGACATATAATTTCGTATATTATATAATGCGCGTTATGTTTAAGTTAATAAAAAAGAACATAAATATATTTTACTATATAGTAATGTATATTGCACATAACCAATGAGAAAATATCGTGTATGTATTCATGATCGTAAATATACATCATGGAATTTTGTAGACATAGAATCTAGTATGGAGAACAATCAATTAAATTATATTAATCCATTCGATTTGAGGTTATTTACAGATGATATTGTTATATCCAACGGTGAATTAGTAGAATCGCAAATTCGAACATTTACCACAATACCAGGAGTATTGTTATTAGAAAATAACAAAACATACGGAAGAAGTGATAACAAAAAACGGTTGTTGTATAAATGTGTTCCCAATGATTCAAAATTGCCTGTTTTTTTAATTCCGTATGATATTAAAATCGGATTTTCAAAAGACATAAAAAATAAATATGTTGTTTTTAAATTCGAACATTGGAATCAAAAGCACCCACAAGGCATTTTATTAGAAGTTTTGGGCGATGTTAATGAATTGAATGCATATTATGAATACCAACTATATTGTAAAAACATACATGATAGTATATCCGATTTTAATAAAAAAACGAGACAATTGTTTAAAGATACAAACGAGATTATAGAAAAAATACGAAATAACCCGAATTTTAGTATTGTAGATAGAACCGAAGATTATGTTTTTACTATTGACCCACAAGGATGTTTGGACATGGACGACGCATTTAGTATCAAACAAAATGAACAGGGAAATTGGGTTGTAAGTATATATATTGCTAATGTGTTCTTTTGGTTAGAGACGTTTGATTTGTGGGAATATATAACCACTCGTGTATCTACGATTTATTTACCAGATAGAAATCGTACGATGCTGCCTTCTATATTGTCCGATAATTTATGTAGTCTTTTTGAAAAACAATTACGATTTGCCTTTTGTATGGATATTGAAATCGATAACACTGGAAACATCATTACTGATATGAAAACAATCAAAATTACAAATACGATTATCAAAGTATCCAAAAACTATTACTATGAAGAACCTGCGTTATTAAAGAATAAACATTATAATAATTTATTATACGTAATATCAAAACATGATTCAAAAATAAAAGACAGTCATGATCTAGTAGAGTATTTAATGATTTATATGAATACAAAATGTGGAAAAATAATGGCACGCGAAAAAGTCGGCATTTTTCGTTCTGTAGCCATTAAACGAGGAAATGACGAAATTATTAATGATGAACATCTGCCAGATATTGTTAAGTATTGGAATAATGTATCAGGTGAATATGTATTGTATTCAGAACAAGCGTATTTAAAACACGATTTAATGGGTATTGATACATATTCTCATATAAGTAGTCCTATACGCAGATTGGTGGATTTATTAAATCAATCTATATTTTGTATACACTTTGGTTTGGTTCATAATATAAGTTCGAGTGCAAAACAGTTTTTAGATTATTGGACGAATAACATAGAATTGATTAATAAACGGATGCGATTAATCAAAAAAGTACAAAATAACTGTGAAATAATGCGATTATGTAATGAGAACCCAGATGTAATGGAAAACTTACATCAAGGTATTATATTAGATAAAACACAATTGGATGGCTACTTTAAATATACTGTATATTTGTCGGATATTAAAATACAATCGAATATTAAATTAACGGTTGATTTGGAAATATATTCAACACATTCGTTTAAAATGTATTATTTTGGAGATGAATATGATTTGAAACAAAAAATTAAATTGCAAATCGTATTGTAAATATATTATCTCAACCCTGAATTTTGAATTATTTGTAATATATTTGTATTTTCTTTTTGTTTCTTATTATATTCTCGTATTATTATCATTTTCTGCTTAGATGACGATGATTCAATAAAATCAAAATCTTCTTTTGTTATTTCTTTATTGTTTCTTATTTTTTGAATTATATTATTGAATAGTTTTTCATATAGCTTATTAACCGATGGGTGAGATTGTTTTCTGTTTAAATTATCTATACACACTATCAAATCATTATTACAATTTATCATTTATATATATTGTAATATAATATTTTTATAGAAATTTCATTGTATATAAATTGGTTAATACAATACATAATGTACCTATTATTTTTTGTATGGTAATTTTGTCATTATTTAAAAATACACCATATACATAAGACATAACAATACCAAAGTATGATAATACTGCATATATATAAGTATCTAACCTTGTAATTGCATAAAATCGTAGATAATAACCAAATAACCCAATGAATGCGTTCACTGCTAATGATAATGATACTCCTCCGTATAATTCCATATTAACTATGTTTTTCCATAAATAGGGTGTTAATACAACCGCGCCGACAAAATATGATAAAAATAAATGGTTCCAGTTATTCAATGTTTTTATATTTTTAACAAAATAGAATATGATCGCTTCTGTTAGTGCTGCCATTATTGCCATAAAAATACCTTCGTTCCAAAAGTCCTCCTTCATTTGTGTGTTTTTCTTTATTACGTCTTTTTCATGAGAATCATTTTTATATGGTTCTCTTCTGGCATCTTTTGAATTATTAAAATCGTTTGCGATTAGATAGACGCCAAGTAGTGGAATTAATAAAATAGGAGAGAGTGAAGTGCCCGATAACAATAGTATTATAATTGGATAAATATAGAATATAGTAGTAGCTACACCACTATCTAATAATTGAAAACTACGATAAGATGTATATACATGAGCTAACGTTGTAGCTGATAATAGTATTCCATAACTGGAAAGAATTGACTTATAAATGAATTCCCAATCAACAAACACCGATGAAATAATTACATATGCGAAAAATCGACTCCATACTTGTAGGATTAAATCGACATTTATTTTTTTAACAAATATAGAATAAAAACTCAATAAAGATTCGCCGATTAATTTACTAATAATTTCCAAGTACATTTATCTATATTATATAGATCATACAAAATTTATATAATAAAAGAGCTATTACCTAAAATTGTAATGAAATGTATCCATAAGTGCAAATTGTAATTTATATTATTTTATTTTCAAATTCATTACCTCTAAACAGAAATTTATCTACAGTGGTTCGTACACAAAATAAACGGTGCATAATAATGCCAGTTATAAACAAAATAACTAGAATATAAAGAAAACTATATTGTGGATAAAATAGATAGATAACAAATGCACCTAAAATTGTGAATACTACATCTACAACTGCTATATTAAATAATCTATATGAATGCGGTCCTTCTCCCACTTTTCCAAACATATCTTTGTATTTGCAAGGCATGTTTTATATATTATACCAATAGAATTAAATGAAAAAATTACGCGATATGGGGGGCGTGCGGGGGGCAGAGCCCCCGCAAACAGAATAGGTCGCAGTTATGTGGAGTGGATTCCCAAGTTCTGAGAGAAACGATGACGAAGGAGTTAGGTAGTACGAGGTTATGTTTTTTATTTTTGCCGGAGAACTTGCCGCGAATGTGGCAGTG